TTCCAGTACCCGCCACTTTCGGGAGAACGCTAGAACCGAGGGCGGATACTCCCTCGGTGGAACTCTTGTCAGTTACCATAACATCTTCTGTGTCAATAGGTACAGTGTCTTGAACAATCTTTGAAATTGTCTTGATGATGGCCTGAGCCGGAGCCTTGGAGTTGGACTTGACCAACATGTACGCGGGCCAGTCCTTCTTGGAAACGCAGGTCTTCCAGTGGATAGCCGAGTACGAGTTCAACTTGATGCCACGGGCAACGTCTTCGTCTCGGATAATGGGGTAGCCGCAGTTTACACAGCGGTATCTATAACTCATTAGTTATTGCTCCTCGTCATCCGGACGGTTTCGTGCTCAGCGTTGGCCGCCATTTTCTCTAGGCGGAGGACGTATTCCTCCATGCCCTCACCTCCCAGCCGGGGTTCCAGCATTTCTACGAGGTATTCAGCGATAGGCTGTGGGTGGTATCGCCAGTCTCCGTTGCTGTACCGCTCTAGGACGGCTTCGTGCCCCATAAGGGTGTGAGCCATTGCCACGTTGCCATCAAAGAAATGACCACCACACTGACAGGCAAACCGGCGATCACCAGTCTGCGGCTTCCTCTCGTCCATTTAAACAGCACTCCTACTCAACGGGGTTCCAGATAGTGTACGGCGAGGCATCTGCTTACGCGGCATGAGCATTGCCAGAATCTCAGCGACGGCGTACCTGCGGGCGTCCATGGCGTCGGCGTGGTTGTTGACCGGGGTAGCCGTTGCATAACGTGTCTTGTCGTTAGGGTCGGTACGGTTGGCCCAGCGGTAGCCGGGGAACTCTTGGATGGAATGGATGTTCGACGGTTCGATAGTTAGCCGTTCGTTATCCAAGAGGAAGGCAAGAAGGCCAAGACCGTTGCCACGCCGGTTATCTCCCTTGCGGGCTGGGAGGTTGTACGTCCCTACAAGAGTGGCGATAGAAGTCTGCTGCGACGGGTCGCACATGACGGCATCGACTGGGAACTGGCAGAGGAACTCGCCAATCTGGTCTACTCCGACGCTTCCTCGCTTGTAAAACTCGGCGTACTGATGGACTCGCTGTTCGGCGTCGAGTCCAAGGATGACGACCGCAGTAGGGTCACCACCTCCGAAGTCAACCCCTGCCACGACTCGTCGGCAATCACTAAGAGGAGTAGCAGCGGGTTTGACGTGCTTGAGCGTAGAGAATTGAGGAAAGACCAGACCAGACCGAGCGACGAATGCAGACTCTGGAGTAGACGGGTAATAAGCATCGAACTCCTCCGGCAGTCCTGTAAACGCTGCTTTCTCACGAGCAAGCCATTCCTCGTCGCGTCCGGGGCGGGCGTTCCAAGGAATGAAGACAGAGGTGTACGGCGTCTCCCCGCGCTCCGACGCCCAGTACATATCGTGGAAGAATCCGTTGGGGCCAAGCGTCGGGTCGGCGGTCGAGAACATAAGGAACTGACCACCGGCAGAAAGCGTAGGCCGGACAGCAGCGTAGTTCTGCGCGCCGTACGGGTGGAAGTGCGCCTCGTCGAACGCTACGACTTGGAAGGTAAAGGAGATACCGGCGTGTTCCGTGGACGGGAAGACCCTAATAGAACCACCGGACGGGTACGTAGCGTCGTCAGACCGGATAGTAGCGCCAGACTGAAGGTGCTTAGGCAGCATCTCCTCGATGTACCGAACGCGGTCAAGGATGGCACGAGACTCTACCTGACCAGCGGAGAAGGCACCGACAGCCTTCCCGTTCCGAGCGCACCAGTCAGCGTAGGCAGCGAACAGCCACGTCATTCCCAACTGCCGTGCCTTGAGGATGACTTCAGACTTCCCCTCAGCCCACGCCTCAGCCCGCTCAATGAGGTAGTCCCAGTTCTTCCAAGGGACAGCACCGGGATTGTACGGATCGTCTGAGCGAACTTTGATATAGGAAAGGAACTCGACAAACGACTTTTCGCAGAGCAGCCGGTCTAGGGCTGCAATCGAAGCCTCTTTCGTGAGTGTCGCCATAGAAGAACTGTAGCAGGTTTACACTGAAAGTGTTAGATTTAAACCATGTCGAAGCGACTTAAACTCACTCCACTCCAAGAGCGATACGTTCAGGCACGGCTTGAAGGGATGAAGCCTTCCGCCGCGTACAGGGCTGCTGGCGGGCAGGTACAAGACGCCCACCAGATCACCATCGTTGCCCAGCGCATCGAGAAGGCTCCGCTGGTCAAGGAGCGTCTAGCCGCTGCTACAAAGGAAGCGTTTGAACGGAACGTCGGCAGCGTTGAGTACATTATCAACGAATGTGTAGAGATTGTCAGGGAAGCCCGAGAGGGTGGCCCCAAGACGCTTGGCGCAGCAGTTGCCGCTCTCAACCTTCTAGCCAAGAGGTTCCCCGAGTTCCGCGAACCACTAGTCGATGCACGGCAAGTTACCCTCCAGATTCCAGAGGGAACAAGCATCGAAGACATCAAGGCACTGAGGCAGAGCCTTATCGACGAAGTGTGACGGGAACTGTTCCGTCACACTTCGTCTTCACACTTCCTAGGCGGCACACACACAACAACGAAGTTGTGTGCCACCTCCAATCACTTCAAAGAAAAACCTCTCACGAACTGTGCTGTGATTCCACGAGTATAGGGAATCACACTTGCACACTTCGTTATGTCTAGTAACTAGCCCACGAACTGTGACGGGAAGTGTGATGAACTGTGACGAGCACACTTGCGTCACAGTTACTTGTTGACATGTGACAAGGGCAAGTTCGCAAAATATGTCGTGTAAATTTTTGGGACAACGAACATATGTTCTAAACATTTGTTCTAGCGACAGGTTATTTAGAACGCACGTTCTAACGCTTACGTCAGGGTTTGAGTAGAACATGCGTTCTACCGCGTTTTGACACACAAACTTGCCGCGCCCTCACGCGCACGTCAAGGTTAGGGTTTAGAACATTAGTTCTGATTTAGAACATGCGTTCGGTTTCAGAACATCCGTTCTAGTTTAGAACACATGTTCTAGTTTAGAACATATGCTCTAACGCGCACGTTAGCGTGAGAGTTGCGCGTAACGGCGAAGTGTGTGCCGCCCGTTATGTAACCACACCGCCTACCACACAAAGAAACAAGTGTCAACCATAACCAGTCACCAAGCCCCGGATATTTTACATTGTAAACATCATGTTAAAACGCCCCTAACTTGACAATAACTACTTGTGGGGCTTATGGGCTCATGGCATACTACGTACATGAGGTGAGGGGAACGAACCCCGAACCCCGGAGGCAATCGGAGGAAACGATGAACGCGATGATCCAAGCCGCCACCCGCAAGGGACGCATCACTCCCGCGATGCGGGCACGGGCACGAGAGATCGCTGCGACGTGGCGTTATGTCGCAGAGTACGAGGCCGACCTAGCCGACTAGAACGGACGTTCTACCGCGCGCGTCATTGTTTACACTGGCGCGCCGTCTAGAACGGCTGTTCGGAACGGCTGTTCGGAGGAGGCATTATGTTCACAGAGGGCGCATTGCGCCCATGGGAAGCGCTTGCGCGCGACCATGGGACGATGCTGAAGCGCGAGGCTAAGCGGGGCGCGGGTTCATCGCGCGCGCACGCAAAACGGATCGTGTGGGATCGCGTAGTCGCGCCGGGAACTCTTTATGTCAACGGCGAGGCGGTGAAGCCTACGCGCGGGCGGATCATCACGCCTGAGGCTAAGGCACGCGAGGCGCGCGAGGCAGTACGTGCCGAGCGCCACAATGCCGAGGATCGCGCACGCGCAGCGCGGGCGCGGAAGATTGCGCGATCGTGGAACGGGCTCGCGGATCGTTCAGTCGCGGTCGCGCAGGTCGAGAAGTTCTAGAATCTTCACTTGACAAGTGTAAGCCATGGTGCTACTATTGCATCATGGTCGAGGGGAGGCAATCAGTGACCATGTTCTGTGGTAGTTGTCGGCGTGAAGTCGAGGGCGCGTTGATGCGCGAGGTTCAGTGGCCCGGTCGTCCTGCTGGCAATCTGTGGTACGTGTGCCAGCGGTGTGTCCACTAGGGTGCGCGCGGGGCGTGTGAGTGTAAACGCTCGCACGCCTAGCGCGACTGTGGTGGTCACAGTCTATAGCGTGGGAGGTACTGCTATGAACATCACTGTCGAGGGTAACGAGGTCGTGATCCGGTTCGCGCTGGACGGCGACGAGGGTATGTCGTCGAGCGGGAAGTCCCGCATCGTTGCGAGCACGCACGGTAACGCCCTGATTCCGGGCACCAACATCAAGGTTGGAGTGAACGCCTACAAGTAGGGCGAGCGCGGCTGCTACGCCGCGCGGGGTGCTGGCGATAGGCTCCCGCCAGTGCCCCGCGCGCCGGAGCAACGATGGCGCGCATGTAAGGGAGGCTAGGGTATGGCTAGGTTTACACGTCAGCACATGGTCGCAAGCGCCGACGCGCTGCGCGATGCTGCCGAGCGCGCGTATCACTACGCCGACAACTTCCGCGAGGGTGAGCGCGCGTACCGTCAAGGTATCGAGTGCGCAATCGAGGAAGTCCAGTACGCGCTCGCGGAGATGTTCCGCGAGGCTAACCCCAACTTCGATATGACGCGGTTCCTGAAGGCGTGCGGGAGCGCGCGCGGAAATGAGGCAGCGTAATGCACACACCGGGGCCGTGGGGCTACCACGTCATCGGCCATTCGCGGGAAATCCTGCGGCCCGCTGGCACAGAAGTTCTAATCGGCTCTGATGATACGTGGGTATGCGCGATGTACCCCGGCATTGGGGGGGATGACGAGGCGACGGACGAGGCCAACGCCCGTCTCATCGCAGCAGCGCCCGACCTACTGGCGGCGCTGATTCGTGCGCGCGAGTGCATCGAGGACGCTGTGGGCGAATCGGACGGATGGCAGATTTTCGATGAGATTGACGCCGCCATCGCTAAGGCTACAGGAGAGGGCGCGCGTAATGCGTAAGGTTGTCGAGTTGGCACAAGTGTTCTTCTTCGGGTTCATCGTGTTCATGGGCGTGCTGCTCTGCGGGCTGTACGCTGGCGCGTTCTAAGGAGGGCGAGATGATCACGGCTAAGGATGTGCGCATGCTGGTGCGCAACGCTGGGCTGATGAACAGTGTGAAACCCGGTCATGCGCTGGTGTGGAGAGCAATCATCGAGCGCGACGGGGGATTGCCAACGAGCGTGGAGCGCCGGTTCCTGCCTGACACACCAGCATCGAATATCTCGTGGTTCATGGGCGGAGCGCATCACGCATACGCATCTCTCGGTTGCGAGTTGAGAGACGAGGAACTATCCGTCGAGCGCGTGTAAACGCGGCGCGGCAGTACGTCGCGCGCCATGCTTGACGATTGCCTCCCGTCAAGCATGGCGCGCGCCGGATTGGGCGCAGATAGGAGAGGCACCTATATGGCTACGTTGTTCGAGACGCGCGAGGAGTGGCTACAGGCTGCGGCCACGGAGTTGCGGACGGTAATGTTCAGTCGCACTGACTTGTCCGTGCCGGAAGTGCGCATCGGCGTGGGCTGGCCGTCGGGTGGGATGCGCACGCGCACTGGCGGGCAGACGTGGGCGCGCGCTGCTAGTGCGGACGGCATCAACGAGATTACCGTGCGCGTGGATATCCACGACGCTATCGATGTCCTGTCTATCCTCGGGCACGAGTTGATTCACGCTGCGCTCGACTGCAAGGGCGGGCACGGCAAAATGTTCCAGCGCGCGTTCTTCTGCATGGGTTATGTCAATGACCCGAAAGCGAGCGTGCCCGGTGCGGCTTTGCGTACTGAGTACGCATTGCTCGCGCAGTCCCTCGGTGACTACCCGAGTGCGGACGGGCTGGCGCTTGCTGCCAAGAAGAAGAAGCAGACGACGCGCATGCTCAAGTGCGAGTGCTCGGAGTGCGGGTTCGTGTTCCGCACCACGGCGAAGTGGGCGGAAGGGCGCACGCTGACTTGCCCGGACGAGGATTGCCGTGGCCCGGTCAGTGTCGCAAGCGGCGAGGAGGAGGACTAGACAAATGGCGAAGGCGTGGCGGTGCGAAGCGTGTTCGGTGTACCCGAACGTAGTGTTCCATCCCGGTGGCGAAGCGTGCCCGCGCGTGACGCGCGGCAAGGAGGAGGTACCTGTGACTGAGGCTGAGGTTGTGTTTACACCTGCTGTTCCCGCACCTGCTGGCGGGCTGGAGCAGGTCATCATCGAGGCTATCAAGCCTCACCTGTCTGGCATCTTTGACTGGAGCGAGGTCACTCGCATCGCGCAGACCGAGGCGCGCGCTGCTGGCACTGACTGGGACAAGGTTGCCGAGGTCGCACGCGCTGAGGCTCGGGCTGTCACTCCGGTTCGCGTCGAGGTGGCGCGTGTAAACGAACCACCGAAGGACATGGGCGTGCAGCACGCGCAGTTCCCCCGGCTGCTGCGCATGTTGCAGGCTGGCTGTAACGTCTGGCTGGTTGGCCCTGCTGGTACTGGCAAGACCGCTGCTGCTGAGGCTGCGTGCGATGCGCTCGGGCTGCCACACTTCCGCGCCAAGTCTGTCGGCCCAACGACCGCTGAGTATGACCTGCTCGGTTACAACAATGCGGCTGGCACGTTCGTACCCGGTGCGTTCTATGAGACGTACAAGAACGGCGGCGTGCTGCTCATCGACGAGATTGACTCGGCGTCGGGCGATTCGCTCATCGCCATCAATAGTGCGCTCGCCAACGGGTTCGCGTTCTTTGGTGACGAGCGTGTAAACAAGCACCCTGACTTCCGGTGCATCGCCGCTGCCAACACTGTCGGGCAGGGGCGTGACTCGGTGTACATCGGGCGCTCGCAGATTGACGGTGCCACGCTCGACCGCTTCAACTTCCTGCGCTGGGGCTACGACTCCGGCATCGAACAGTCCATCGTCGCATCGTGGTCGGCTGTTGCCACCGAGAAGCAGCGCCAGACCATCAACGATTGGTACGCGCTGGTGCTGGAAGTGCGCAACATTACCGAGTCGCTCGACATTCGCATCCCGATTAGCACTCGGGCAATCATCGACGGTTGCAAGTTCATCGTGAATGGTGGTGGCTCGCTGCGCGAGGTCGCTGACGCTCGGTTCTGGGAGCGCATGTCTGTGGCTGATGCCAAGAAGGTTCAGGCTGCTGTGAAGAAGGGGGCTGTCTAACATGGAACACGTTGTCAAGTTCGCTAACCTGTACGAGTTTATCGACGCCGCTGAGAACGGAGCGACTGATTGCAGGGAGGAGTACCGTAGTTCCAAGGGAACGGGTGGTAATAGTACGTGGGACTTCAACACTGGCTTTGACGGCGCTATCGAAGTCGCTCGCAAGGGTTGGCCCGAAGGACGTGAAGCGATTGAGGCGCTGACTTACCAGTTCAAGGCTGTTGTCGAGGACGCTCACCGTGAGGCGTTCGGCCAGCCCGTTTACACACGCTCTGTCACTGGCTCTGGTGTCAACGTCGGGCGGTTCAATGCCGGGCTGCCAGATGCGATGGTGATGCGCAAGCGCGTAGAGATGGAGTCGCCCATCATTGACATTGTGTGCAACGTGTCGGCGTCTGCTTCGATTAGTTCCAAGACGTACATGATTCGTGGCGCTGCCGTCGCTGCTCTCGCTGACCTGTTGGAGTTGTCCGGTCGGCGCGTGCGCCTGACCGTGGTTGTCAACACCGCTGGCGGCGGGCACACGATTCCTGTTTACACCACTATCAAGAATCCGGGCGACCCGGTGCAGATGGATGCGATTGCGTTTGCAACTGCGCACCCTGCGTATCTGCGACGCCTCGGGTTCTCAATCTGGGAGCAGCAGCCGAGGTCGGTGCGAAAATCAGTTCGCATTGGCGATGGCGGCGGTGGGTACGGTGCGCCCTGCGATGTCAAGACGGATGCCGACCTGTATATGCCACGCATCCTATCTGGTTCTGATTGGAGCGAATCCCGAGCGCAGGCTTGGGTTGAGCAGCAACTGGTGAACATGGGCGTGTTGCCCAAGAAGGAGGAGGACTAACCGTGACTGAAGAGACTGTGACTATGGAGACGTTCGAGAAGCACGCGAAGCCAGCACCGGCCAAGCGTGGGTGGGCTGAGTTTGTGAACACGCTGGAGGTTGACATCCCTCGGCGCGTGCCTGACCACCTGCGCTACGCTCCGGTCAAGGACGTGCGCATCATGCTGCGTGCTACTGCGCACAACGGTAAGCGCATGTGGTCGCTGCGTTTTGCCGAGATTGACGGCGACCTGTTCGTAGTCCGCACCAAGTAGTTGTGTAAACACAAGGAGAAAACGATGCCCGAGTTTGACCTGAGCGAGACTATCAAGAACATGCTCGCTGAATCCGAGGCTGCCGAGTTCCTTGATGAAGACAACGAGGAAGAGGGGCTGCCCGAGGTATACACCAACATCATGCGCATCATGGTGCAGCAGTTCGGCCCGTCTGCTGTAGTGCATCAGTACATGGCTGTGCGTTTCCAAGATGGCACCGATGCCACCCATGACGTTTCGCTGCGCATGGCGAACGCTTTCATGATGGGGTTGCAGATGGGCGTGCGCCATCCTAACTGGACTGCCATCGTCGTCGCTGACCTTGACGACATTGAGGATAGCGACCGTGATGCTGCGCATCGTGGGCAGGACACGCTCGTTGAATTGCTTCCACTGGAGTAGGTTGGTATACTCAACCAAGAGGGGAGAGAGGTGTGACTACAGACTTCGACAACTACATCGGTGATCAGGATGCGGCCAGCGAGCGCCGCATCCTCGACCTCATCACCAGCGTGGCGCACATCAACGATGAGTTGAAGCCACTAGAGACAGCGAAGAAGTTTGCTGTCGAGCAAATCAAGCAGCACATGGCTCTCACTGGTGATCGTTGGATGCGTGACCCAGAGACGGGTGCAGCAGCCAAGATTACAGAGAGGAAGGGCACACCGACATACGACGTGGTGTCACTCGTCACTACGCAGGGTGGCATCGACGCGCTCATCAAGGCAGCGAACGCCGGGATGATCCGCATCGACCATGTGATGTTGGCCCGCTACCGCAAGGAGCAGGGCGCATCGTGGGCTGATGCGATTGCACAGTTCGAGATGCCGGGCACCGGCAGCGAAGCATTGACTGTTTACATGGAGGAAAAGTAATGACCAACTACGCAGACCCGAACGCTTTCCTGATGGGCGGCGGTGCCAAGTCCGCCAAGTTTGACGCCGAGGGCGACAAGGTGGTGGGCACCATCCTGTCGATGGAAGTCAAGCAGCAGACCGACATCAAGACCGGCACGCCCCGGACGTGGGACAACGGCGACCCGATGATGCAGTTGGTCGTGACGCTCCACACTGACGAGCGTGACGACGAGGACGACGACGGCAACCGCACGCTGTACATCAAGGGCCAGATGCAGAAGGCCGTGCAGGATGCGGTGCGCAAGTCCGGTGCGCGTGGGCTGGCCGAGGGTGGGCGGCTTGGTGTCAAGTTCATCTCGACTGCTGCGCCGAAGCAGCGTGGCTTCAACGGTGCCAAGCAGTACGCCGCGCAGTACGAGGCTCCTGTTGTGCAGGTGGGTGGCTCCGAGTACGGCGACGACGAGCCGTTCTAGGCAGTAACGAGAGGAAACAGTTAGACAATGAAAAAGATTATGAACGTGGCAGAGGTCGAGGGCGAGGGGTTGCTGGCGCTGCTCGGTGAGCGAGTGACCCTGTTCTGCCTCAACTACATTTACACGGGGAATCTTGTGGGCGTGAATGATACCTGCGTTCTGTTGGAGAACGCAGGTATCGTCTACGAGACAGGCCCATTCGACGACAACAAGTGGTGGAAGGATTGCCAGCGGCTTCCGGGCCAGTGGTACGTGCAGACTTCGGCCATCGAGTCATTTGGGATTCTGAAGTAGCGATGGCGACAAACTATCAAAGGGTCACGTGGTCGCGGTCGTTGTCGGGGTCGTGGCGGTAAATAAAAAACTTGGCACGCGCTCCTGCGTGCCATTGAACGGGCGAGTGGTCAAGTTCCAGCAGCGTTTCAATCTTGAGGTTGTCTACCCGAGCGACGTGGCGTGTGGTGTGTTGCTGTCTGATACGTGCTGGGGAGGCGTTGTCGGACTGAGCGCAATAGAGTTCAAGGCGCACATCACGGCTGGGACATTCGACGTACCAACGCAGGGCGAGCCGTTCATTCGGGAGGCCCGCACTCACCCGTTCAATAGCACGCAGGAGCAGAGAGGCAGATCGATGACACCTAACGCTGCACCGAGACAGGGAGAGGTGCCACACTCGGACAGCGCAGAGAGGCAGTTGATTGGTGCGGTACTAAACGACGAGCCTACTGCACTGGCTGAACGTGTAAACACACTCGACCCTGCTTGCTTCTTTGTGCCAGAGAACCGTGCCGTATGGCGTGCATTCGGCTGGCTGTGGCACCGTGGCGAGCCTGTCACTGTACCGACTGTGTGCCATGCACTCGCTGAACTTGGATACCTTGACGCCCTTGATAAACTACTGGCCCCGCACCTGTATGCCGAGCCGTTCCTGTTCGTCCTGATGGACGAGAACTACTCGGCGTACGGATGTGGTGCGTGGGCCAAGATGGTGAAGGAGTACGCAGAGAGGCGTGCCCTTATCAAGACGGGAACCAAGATGGTGCAGCAGGGCTACGGTGCCGAGTCCAAGTGGGTGGACAAGTACGAGGGGATGTTCTGATGGATTATCACCGCACACCCAACGGTGCCATTCAATCTATTGTTGAGGCCGAGGGCATCGACCTCATCTATCAGGCAGCCAACGTTCGCAACGAGCGCACTGGCGTTCACGCCACCGTGAGCATCGGCTTCCGTGAGCGTGGCCGTGGCGCTATCCCGCTCGACGAGGACACGTACAACGTGGGCCGACGTGAGGAGCGTGAGCGTCTGGTCAATGCCATCTTCAAGAAGGATGCGATGAAGGCCATCCTCACTGCGAACGGATACGACGCAGCACGGATGAGCATGGACTTGATGCTGTTCCAGCGTGGGCTGTGGCAGTACGAGATTGGCAGTCAGGAAGCCGAGCGCCGGGGCGGTGCCAACGAGCGCACGTATAAACAGTTCGTCATCAATCCGTTTGTCGTCGAGGGTGGTGGCACCATCATCTTCGCGCCGCCCGGTCGTGGTAAGTCGTGGCTCGGCATGTTGTTCTGCGTCACGGTGGACGCTGGCATCTCTACGTTCTGGCCGGTGACGCAGGGGCCAGCCTTGTTCGTGAACCTTGAGCGGTCTGCTGAGTCGGTGGACGTGCGCCTCGGTGACATCAACCAGTCGCTCGGCCTGCCCCGCAGCCGTGAGTTGCTGCGCCTCGACCGGCGTGGCCGCAGCCTGCCCGATGTGATTGACGGTATCCAGCGGACGGTGGAGCGGGAGGGCGTATCGTTCGTTCTCGTTGACTCACTGTCCCGCATGGGCTACGGCAACCTCATCGACAATGACCCAGCGAACAAGGCTATGGACGCACTGAACAGTCTTTCTCCTGCTGCGTGGGCTGTGCTGGCGCACACCCCTCGTGGGGACGAGTCGCACACGTTTGGCAGTCAGATGTTCGACGCTGCCGCCGACGTGACGGTGCAGTTGATGACCGACGACAAGAGCAGGGGCGACACACTGGGCATCGGCCTGCGTGTGGACAAGGCAAACGACATTCGCAAGGACACGGCGTTTACACAGATTGCACTGGTGTTCGACCAGTACGGACTGAACCTTGTCCGCAAGGCCAAGCCCAACGAGTTCGTGGAGATTTCGTCACAGAAGAAGCAGTCCACTTCAGAGCAAGTTGAGGAGTATCTGCGCCTGTTTGGTGCGGCTGACGCTGGCACTATCGCTACTGGCCTCGGCCTCGACCGTTCGACGGTGACGAAGGTGCTTGGCACAGAGCGGTTTGCTCAGGCAAGCAGGGACGGCAGGAAGATTCTGTTCGACCTTGCCGAGTCCGTACATAACGAAGTGTGGCGAGGCGAAGACCCGCACAGTTTGATTGAGACAACGCCTGACAGCACACCCACCCACAACAACGAAGTTGTGGGTGTGCAGTCCACTTTCGATGAAGAAGAAGGAAGTGTGACGGTTCCCGAGTATAGGGAATCACAGGTCACAGTTCCTTATGTCAAGCAGGAAGAGGCGATCTTTTAGTGGCTACCTGTACTCACGGTGTCACTCAGGAGGCGATGGAGAAGCGGTACGACGTGCTTTCTACTCGCATCGAAGCGACGCCAGAGGATGACCACGAAGCGCAGTGGGCGGAGGTATTTGCCTGCGCCTGCTGCCTCGGGCCTGCCCGCTGGTATGACCAAGACAAAGAGCCGAGGTGTTCTCATTGCCCGGAGTAGATGAGCGTTTATACGAACCTTGTCTCGGTGGGTGCGGCAAGCAGATGGCACTTGGACAGAAGTGTGTCGAGTGCGCCATGGCTGCTGTCGAAGAATGGAAGAGGGAACGCAATGAACAAGACGTGCCCAAAGTGCGGAAGCAATCTGTATCCAAGCCGCGTAGACGACGGTGATTCAGAGTGTATGACATGCGGCAAAGTTGTATACTTCAACGTACTACCAAACCCACAGGCTGACCGTTCTCGGCAGAAGCCTCGGCTGAAGAACGCAAGCGCACCAGATTAGAGAGGCTACTCATGGCTGGCATTCGCAAGATTGATGCTGCTGACGCTATCCGCAAGCGCCGTGCTGGGTACAGCGTGGCTGACATTGCAGAGAAGGCGGGCGTTAGCCGTCAGGCTATCTACGTCACGTTGAGCAAGGCACCGAAGTTGAAGGCAATCATCCGCCAGACCGACGCCGGGTTCCTTGTCGTGGCAGAAGACTTGCCTGCTGCTGCTACCGCTATTCGCAACGCACTGTTGCGTACAGGATGGGAGGTTGAGGGGTAATGCTTCTGGTTCACACGTCAATGTTTAAGGGAGAGGTTGTTCCGGAATGCACCCGCTGCGGTAAGCGCGGGGCCAGCATTCCCGAGGCCGAGGTGAATGTCTGGAAGGGTAAGCATCGGTGTGAAGCCGAAGCCTAGATGCGCCGAGTGTGGGGGCGCTAAGAACCACGAGAACCACATCGGTTCGACGTGGACGCACAACTATCAGGACGAACGCAAGGCTGGGCTCAAGCCCATGTCGGAGGGCAAGCGTGAATATCTCGCTTCACAAGAACACGCTGACGTTTACAGCAGGGGAGACGCAGCGAGTTGTGCTGCTGAAGCAGCCGGAGTTCCAACCCGCTGCTATGGACGGCTCTCGCCTCATCACATTGCACCTCGCGGTAGTTTTGGAGGACAGCGAGCAGCCGAGAAGTTTCCCGTTGTCACCGTATGCGAGTACCACAACGGATGGTTTCAGCAAGACCCTGACGGGCGTGAGTGGGCGCGTAATCACTTCTTTCACCAAGACGGAAAAGACTGGCCCTTCCTCCTAAGCCCGAAGGATGTGGTGGTAGACCTATGACTAAGCCTAAGTGCGTTCATCACTGGATGCTTGAGGCTGACGGCGGGAGCATTGTGCCAGCCAAGTGCCAGAAGTGTGGGGCCAAGAAGAAGTTCAGTGGCTTCATCTCGTATGGCGCTGATGCAGCACGCAAGATTAATACTATGAACGCAAAGGAAGCGAAGGCGCTGCGAGTAGGCATTCACCTCCCGGGTTCTGCGCCATTGCGCGAGAACGAACAGGCGTGGTAGGACGAAGAAGGGAAGTAGGGGAAAGATGGCAGACGACAAGCCAGTGAGCACTGAACAGGACTCAGTACGACGACTCGCACAGATCAGGGCGCGCGTGGCCGTGCTGTCGCCACGGACGTTTGTAGATGTGTCTGCCGCGTTCACGGAGGACGTTCCCTACCTCCTCTCCCTTATCGACTCCCTTACAGCAGAACGCGACAACGCTGTGTGGCGCGCTGACAGGCTCGATGAAGCGGGGCGAGTGCAGCAAGCCCGCGCTGAGGCAGCAGAGGCGGAAGTGAAGCGGCTGCGTGAGGCGCTGGTTGGCGTCGTTCACGCACCATTCGCGGTGGGGAAGCAAATCGCGCGTGAGGCGTTGGCTACTCCACCATCTGAGGGGGGGGCATTCGTAATGGCTGACAAGAAAGAACAGGGATGCGCGGAGCAGACCAAGCGTGGACGCTGTGGGGCAGACCTCGTATGGGTGGACTACGGCAACGCTGAAATCTTCCAGTGTGTAAACGGTCACCGCCAGCCGAAGGATGTGAACCGATGACCACCGAAGGCGAGCAGCAGGAAGTGGTGTGCGGGACGTGCAAGATTGCGCGCCTGTTCATGTGCCATGACCCGGAACCGCTGCCTGACGGTAGGTGTGGGCGGTGCGGGATTGCGGTGAGCGCACACCACACATTCATCCCGGCTCCCGTAGTCCCTACGCCGCAGAAGAAACTATGAGTACAGAGAATCGCGGGCCACGCAGCGTTAGCGTCTTCATCCCCGGACTCCTTCCGTCTAAGTGGTTGTCGCCCAACCGTGGCGAACGGAAAGAAGGCCGGGTTCCTATCGCCATTAGCGAAGCAAAGGGGAAGATGCGGGGAGAAGTAGCGGTGGCGCTACTCGCTGATGAATGCGTGCAGGCCATCGACTCTCCGCTCGACCCCGCCCATGTAGTCCTTGTGCTGCGTTGGTTTAAACGCACAAAGGGAACAAACTTGTACCGGCCTGAAGATGCTGGCAACGCAATCTATTCATTGAAGGCAGCAATCGACGGCATTATTGATGCTGGCCTCGTGGTTGACGACGGCTATCAGCATGTGGCTATCCTTTCAGGTCGCATTGAAAGGTGCGATAGCCCCGAAGATGAGGGGCTGCTCATTCAAGTAACCGAGGTCTGACGTGGGATACGTCAAGGTCTACTGCTCCGAGTGCCGAGGACTCTTCAATTTCGATGACATGAAGGAAGTCAGGCGCGTTTGGCTTTGCAAGTTTTGCATTGAAGCCAAGAAGGGAGAGAAAGGAACAGATGCTTAGTGCGTACCACATTGGCAGCCATCGCCCTAGTAGCAGTTATGTCTACTCATGTGCCGCAGTACCAGCCTGCCGACCTGACCGAGTACAGTCCACCCCCACCTGAGCCAGTCGCGCTCACCGTTACCGAACCAATACCTGTAGTCCCATACGAAGTGTACGGAGCCATCGTCCGTTACGGTCGCCCCGAGGATGTCGGTCAGTGGCTGACCATCCTGCGATGCGAAACTGTTGGCTTTGACAACAACGCAGTAGGTTTGCAAGGAGAAGTAAGCATTGCCCAGATTCTCCCGTCTACGCTCGCTGGCGTGGGCCTAACGGTGGCAGATGTACGAACCCGCGATGACGCGGTATACGCCGCCGTACGTGTCTCTGAGCAGGCTTACAAAGAACGTGGCGATAGGTTTTGGCCGTGGTCTACGCGCTACGGATGTGACCATTGAAGCGCAAAATAGTCAAACAGGAATCCGTTAATTACTCAATGCCTCCTACCCGATGGGGTACTTGGCCTAGGTTTACTTCCTTTGAAGAGCGAGAAGCATGGCTGCGTCGGGAATACTTTGAGTACCCGCAGTACGTAGAACTTATCCTCAAGGGAGCGCGTGAATTCAACAGTTGACTAGGTACGAAGCAGTGATGCTGTTGCTTAACATAATCATCGCTGCTAATGCAGTGAGGATGATATTAGGAGGTTGATATGTCTGACGAAATCTTCAAGCCTTCTCTGCCGTACGCTGGCACGTCAGGTTGGAGCGGCAGTGAAACGTCGCGCAAACGTGCTTTAAACGCTGATATGTCTGGCGTCACGTCACACAATCAGCAGTTGGCTATGGACTTGCTGGAAGACTATGCGGCAGAAGGCATGACTTACTTTGAGTTTGGCTTGGCTGTTGGAAAGGGACACGGCACGACGAGTGGCGTGCTGTCTGACTTGCACAAGGATGGGCGCATCGCTCGCCTCAGGGAGACGCGCAACAATCGCAAGGTCTACGTACTTCATGAATGGGTAAACGGCAGGGAAACAGAGGAGCATCTTGGCAACAAGCCCCGGTGCTGCCCTAACTGCGGACACGAATTCTAAAAGTAATCCCCGCTGCGCCGGAGGTGGGACGGCGCAGCGGGGTCGGAGGGGGAGCGGCGGGAGGAGAGGTAACTCCCGCCGCCCGTCTACTATATCAGTCTCTTACTTGGTAGTGCTTCCCCCCGGCAAAGAACCCCCGCCTGTCCCCCGTTTCGATGACGTGCACCAGTTGTGGGTGCAACGCTCCCCCCGCTACCGTCCCTATGAGAATCCCCTGCTGCCAGTTTGCTATCCCCCTCACATACTCCAAGTCCTTACGACACAAGCACCCCTGCTCGTACCATGTGTGGCTGCTGCCGTGCATGTCCGTCACACTGTACGAACCGAGCCGGTGAGTGTGCCCGTTTACACCGCTTGAGCGGTATCGTTCGAGGTGACGCTTGGCTGTGTACGCCGAATAGGAAGAGACAAAGTTTCCGTGGGTGAATACAAAGCCAAGGTAGTCAATGTGCTTGCCGTATGGCACGTAACCCGCGCATGTCTCGTCCAGCCGCAGAGCCTCTGGGATGTCTTTGACGAGGAACGAGAAGTCCTGTGCGCGCCGCCAGATTGCACGTTGAAGTCGCTCTTCGTGATTGCCGTCGATCCACCAAATCTTGCAGTCTTTGGCGGCGTACCGCTTCAGTTTACGGATGAGGGTGTCGGCCATCTCAAACTCAGTGCCGAGATTGAACAGGCGCTCCGGCCTCTTGTCGAAGTCGGATACCTCGTAACAATCCAGAATATCGCCATTGAGGATGATGTCGTGCGGCTTGTAGTCACTAATGAACTCGATGACTGTATCGAGTAGTGGCTCGTCTACGAACGGAAGTTGCAGGTCAGAGAGGCTGACGAGCCGGGTTCCCTCGGGGCGCTCGTCGATGACGATGTTGGACTTCGCCTTGTAGTACCGGAACAACCGCTCCATCTGCTCGTCGCGTTCACGGCTGGCGTTGGTTTTCCCAACAGTCTCAAGGTGAACTTCATACGAACAGTCGTTTGAACAGTACCGTTGCTTGCCGTGGTACGGCGTAAACGATTTGCCGCAGCGGTCGCAATCCTTTGGTTCGTGGACTTGTTCGTTACGCTGCCGCTTGCGCCTTACCTCTTTGGCGCAGTCAGGGCAACGCTTGGCGTGCGATGCCTCTGATTTGAACTGCTTGTCGCAGTCCATGCAGATGTAGTCCTTGGGTGTAGCCATAGCATCTCTCGCTTACTCCCCGCCAAGGAAGTGTTTAAATTCCGCCATTGCATCGCTTTGCATACGCATCTGCTGCATTGCGGTAATAGCGGATCGCCTGCTGGGGTATGGCACTAGCGAAGAGAGTGGGTCAATTTCCGTTGACTGAATAAACCACTCGCCATTATTAAAGGACAGTTGGTAGAAAATCCTACGTGTTGTAATGAACAAGGCATCCAAACTTTAGGTGGATTGCCGCTGCCTCTTCAGCGCCCTCCTTCGTTGGGTGGGGTTCGTCACTCCACCGACAGCGTAGGCAGAAAGGCTTCCAGAAAGTGCGAACCGGGTAGTCGTTTACACCGCCGATCTGAATCTCAGTTAGTTCGATGTCCGGTCGCAAGTCCTGCATTTCACTGGTTCCTATTCTCCTCGGCAGGCGGGTCAATCTCCGCCAGCCACGGCCACCTCACCCGAACGTACCGGTAGGCACGAGCGGCGATACCACCACAGATGACGCCAGCAACAGCCGCGCTCTCTGTGTCAGCACCATTCTTGATAAGCAGCAGCGTAACCAGTGCGGTTACGCCACCAGTCACACCACCGTCACGGATAGCCTTGAGAGTAGAAAGAGTCATTACCGCTTCCCATCAATGATGTCGTGGAGTACCTGCTTGTCACCCTCAGCGTGGGCGTGCTCGTCTCGGATGAGGCGGAGCATGTCCTCAAGGCGGATGCGCGTCAGGCCAGTGTCGAAGTTGTCTTCTCGGTTGGGGTCGTTCAGTACCACAGTGTATGCCTCCCACGGGATGCGCCCGCTTGGACACGCTGTATTGTACACCTCGTTGTGTTCAAACATTGTGGAGTGTCGGGCCATCAGCCAGCCCTCCTCCTGAGCAATCCAGCGCACCAGCCCAACGCTCGACGCCAACTGCTCGGGAGTCAACGGCTCGCCCTTCCTGCCCTCATGCTCAATGCCAATGAACTTGTTGTTAGCAACAGGGCCGCCAGCGTGCCAGCAGGCGTCGGTCGTGGGGTAGTGCTGAATCACGCGCCCGTCTTTGAGGACAGAGAAATGCCATGATGCCTGAGAGTTGCCCATCAGGACAGTGATGGCGGCGGAGTACGGGCCTTCCATGCTGTGTAGAATCACGCCCTCTGCGCTGTTTGTTACGCCGCTGTTCACCTTCCACGACGGCCCTGTGTAAACGTCAGCAAACGGGTACATCACGCTCACCAGAACTTCCTCTCCAGCAAATCTCCGCGCAGTGCAATGAACGCTGCCCACTTCTTGTATTCAATGGGCGAGTACACGTCAAAGAACCTGAATTGCCTCTTCACTTGTTGACTCCAAAGAACAATAGCCACGCTACGCCAGAGCCAACGAGAAGAGTAAGGACAGCGATGGCACCGTTGGTGAACGCACGCCAAATCTCAAGGGCGCGGACTCGTCCGTTTGTTCTTTTGACCTGCTCTTCGATGCGGTCAAGTTGCGCTCGTACAGCGTTGAAGGTAGCGACAACTTCACCCTCGTCTGCGTACGGACGCTCGGACATATCAATCTCCTACAGGGTTTGCCATCCAGTGTCGCGTGTGTAGCCCCTCAGCCTAAGCGTACCCGAGTCGTTCCACATGACAACAGTTCCGTCAGGCGGTGACAGCAAGGAGTTCGCCGGGTCGTCATCAAAGACAGACACAACGAAACTTCCGTCAAGCGTCAACTGATTACCAGTCGGTGACTGGCGCATCTTGTTCATTGCATTGAAAGCGTCGAAGCCGGTATTTCTACCGGCTGTGCCGCGCTCGTACGGGACGCCTCGTTCGTTCATTAGATGGTGTCACCCTGCGGCCACACCTGAAACACCAACTGCACGCCCTCAACAGCCGGGTCTTTCAGGTCATCACGGTGAGTGACAGCAGAAAGCATTGCCCACTTCTTACCACCATCAGAACCCCTAACCACGACAGGGGGCAGGTCGTCAGGCAACTGAATCTGGAACGGGCCGTTGACCGTAGAGCCAAGCAGTTCCCGCATCGTGTCCCAGATGTAGTTGTTCGAGTACGCCGTGCCAGTCATGTTGACTACCACGGTAATCTCTTCAATCTGCTCGGGCCGCTCGTCGTACTCAATCTCCAGCGTGCCGTTAATCTCGGGAGGAGTTGAGTCAGCGCCAGTTCCGTCAGCCACCTGTGTAAACCGTGGCTTCATCGTGCGGCCAGAAATGTTGGTCAGCGCGACGTTGCCCTGCACCGGTTCAATAGTCTGACCGCCGTTGCTCGTAACAGCGTTGCCGATGTTTACGTAGGTAGCGTTAGCAGTCTGGGTAGGCGGCGGGTCGAACGCCATAGCAAGTCGCCACGAAGAACCGCTCGTCAAACTGCGGGTCTTGAATCGCGCAAGGCGCAGCGTCTTCAAGAGGTTTGCTTCACGGTCGAGCGTCGTGCCGTACCACGTACCGCCGTCAGTGCTGTAAACGTAGTCAGCGTTGAGGTCGTCGCGCCCGTCTGAAGAACCAAGCATGTACTTCATGTTGGTGCTGTCGCCACGGAACATGCGGTAGTTATGAATTGGGTCGGCCAATCCTCTGATAGAAGAGAACAGCGCCTTGCACGTACCGTCAGCCGCGTAGAACCACGGGAAGATAAGCGGCTGACCAGTCGCAGCAGTTTCGGGGCCGAACGCACCACGGTATCCGTACAAGTCGCCCTGCGTAGTCTTGTAGACAATCCAGAGTTCACCGCGCTCTGCCCAGATAGCAGTAGGCACGCCGTCGTGACCAGTAAACCCACGCATCCGCTCACCAATACCAACGGGGTTGTCGATACCGGGTTGAATAGCGCGGAGTCCGATGGCAGTGATGGCGTAGTTCCAACCCCAGCCGGGGTCTGCCCACTGAATACCGTTCTGGCTAGATAAATGGTTTAGCAAAGCGCGAGATAGCGGGACAGGCTTGCCTTGGTCAGTGAACGAGTACAGATTGTCCTCGGCACCAAACATGGTAAACGGGCCAAACGGCCCAATGCCCGTCGTGTTTACGTCAGGGTCGCCAACTTGGAAAGGTTGAGCAAGAGTCTCGAAAGCATCAAGTGTGTAGCCAGCAAAATTAAACGTCGTGCTGCCGGGGTCGGCGTCGATGTACCACGCTCGGTCAGAACCACGCTTGACTGCCTGTGCATACACGTCCTGTGTAGGAGAAATAGCAACGGTGTCGATGTACGTAGAACCGGAAGCGTCTACATCGTCTCGCGTCTGCATTGGCAGGTAACGCCCCATAGCAAGACGCCCCTTGCTGCGCCAAAGAGCGGCGTCAAGGACGTTAGCGCCGTGCGATTTAGTTTGCACAATATCGAAGTTATCGAGGCGAATTTGCGTAGAAAGATTGCCTCGGTGTGCAAACAGGTAACCCTGCTGCTCATCGAAAACGACAACATCATCGCCACTAGGGGCCATCGGCCCACTGTAGAAGTTGTTGCTACCAAAGTACGCAGTGCCAAAGTAGGCAGGCTCACCGGGCGGGTCGTCAGGGTCAAGCGTTACTTCAGTCTGCTGACCAGAAGAAATAAGCCTGCGCTCCCACCGCGTCTCAAGGTTGCGGCAGAAGTCGGTGCCAAGCCTGCCAGCGGTAGACTCTAGCGAAGCACCGATTGGCCCCCAGACTTCCCACTGCACACGGCGGATACGGCCAGCGTCAGAGGCGTTAGCGTCACGGTAGGTACGAGTGATAGCCCGCTTGCCGTTAGAAATCTGCGCGTCATCGACAATGGCAAACTGAAGCGTGCTAGGCTCGCCCGGCGTCACAATGTTTCCGGGGAGGAATACTGACAGGAAACGGTCGGAACCACCGGGCATGGCTTAGTCCCTACTGAACCTTAGCAGTCAGTTCATCCAACTGTGCTTGCAATGAAGCAATCTTGTCTTCAATAGAAATTTCTGGAACAACAACAGGTTCTGGATGTGTAAACACACCATCACTGTATGTGTCGCCAATTTCTGCTTCATCGCTTTTGATAGCAAGCGATCCTTCGGGCGGGCTCCAAAGAGAGACACCATCCCAGATAGTGATGTTTGTTACTACAGATGAGGCATCAACGATTGCATACCTATTCATAGGTTGCACTCCTTAGTAAGTAATAACGATGCAGTAACCAGCACCGCCTGCACCGCCAGCACCACCGTTAGCACTGGTGCCAGCACCGCCGCCACCACCGCCACCGCCAGCGGCACCGCCTGCTCCGCCTGCGCCACCGACACCGCCAGTGTTCGGAGCGCCACCACCACCGCCAGCGCCACCGTAGTTGGTGCCTACACCAGTTGAACCTGCTGTACCTGCGGCACCGGCAGTTCCAGTAGCGGCAGCGCCGCCGCCACCACCGGTGTAACTGTTCCTAGTTCCACCAGCAGCAGCGGCATATCCAGTGTTTGCGGTACTGATAGCACCACCGCCGCCACCGCCACCTGCACCATAAAGAGAAGAACCGCCAGCACTAGCAGCGGCAACAGTATTTCCGTCAGCGCCACGTCCACCACCGCCGCCACCAAATTCTGCGCTTCCACCAGTGCTAGTAGAAGCACTGCTACCACCAGCACCAGAACCGCCAGTTGTACTTGTATTAGCAGCAGCGCCAGTTGTAGCAGCAGCAAAAGGAGCGCCACCAGTAGTATTAGTGGTGCCGCCTCCACTACCAACGCCAGCAGTGCCACCCCCACCAGCACCGCGGCCCGGACTTGACGAGCCGGGTGAACCCATGTTTAGTGCGGTATTACCGCCGCCGCCACCATACGAAGAAAGCCAACTACCAAAAGTAGTTGTACCGCCTGCACCACCAGCAGTGCCAGCAGTTCCATTGCTAGTTGCTCCGGGGCCGCTTGTGCCACCAGAAGCAATAGTTACGGTTTCAGTAGAACCAAGAGTAGAGGCAAGGAAAGTCTGCGTTGCAAAAGCAGCGCCGCCACCTCCACCGCCACCCTGACGCTCAAGGTTAGCGGCGTCCCTAGAACCGCCAGCGCCACCGCCTCCACCGCCCCAAGCCTTTACAACAGTGACAGTTCCATAAGGCGGCTTCGTCCACGTACCGCTGCCTGTAAACGTCTGAATGTCAGGCCCAGCAAAAACACGCTTGTCCAACTTGTACGTGGCGTTATTAGCAATAGTTAGGTTTGCCTGAACGTACACCAACGCCAATGGAACCCTGTCGCCAATTTCGGGAACAGTAGGAGTAGCAGCGGCTGTGCCACTTACAATGTCTACAGTCCCTCCAGTGGGCACACCAATCCATGTCCAACGCGGGTTGGTGGAGTCGGCAACAAGAGTGACGTTGTTACCAGCGACAGTAACCTGAGCACCGTTCAAACGAACAGTTCCAGCGCCAATAGTTACGTTTAGGTTTGCGGCAGAATAAGTAAGAGCGCAGCCAATAGAAACTCCGTATGTAGCGAAGTTTGCGATGCCCTCGATGGTAGTATCGGCAATCGGCTCAACCGTGTCCTCGGCCTGCCAAGTAATAGGCACTATGCACCACCAATCATCGCCTGAGCAGGCGGACGCGGAACCGGCAGGTCAAGTTGGTTTGTGTTCCTGCGGTTCCAAATGCTTGTCATTTCGGCCAGCACACGGTCAAGCCGCGCCCTGTCCTGATTAGGCTTCTGGGCCTGTAGCAGATACACCAGCATTCCCGCCTCAAGAATCTCGGCGTACTGGTCTTCTACGCTTTCAGTGTACGGGTCGTAGTACGGGAACTGGCGGCGGGTGTAGATAAGAGACTGGCCCCACGTCGCCGGGTAGTTCATGTACTCAATCATTGGCTGACCGCCGACGTTACGCACCACGTCGTTGACCTGATACTCGCGGTAGAACTGCGACCCTGCGTCCTTAATCTGGTACGCAGCACTAAAGTCCAGCGTATTCTGCATCAGGCCAGCGAACGAGACATCAACGCTAGCACCGTCTTCAACTTCAATGCCCCACTCGAAGTCATCCATAGATGCAGTCGGAGTGAGGCTCGTGTTGTTGAACACCGGGCGGCCAAGAGCGTCGAGGTATCCCGTGTAAACGTAGTTCGTCACACCGTTGTCGGTGTAGCGGATAAACACGCGAACCTTGCTTGCGTCGCTGGTAGCGGCCCAAGCAGCAGTTCGCATTGGGATGTAAACAGGGAAGGTGCGGCGGGTAATCCACTGGCTGAGGCTGGCCGGGATGCCCTGCACCAGCCGGACAGTACCGCTTGTCGAGGTGACGCGGGCAGCATAAAGGCTACGGATACCACCGGCCACGCGCTCAACCGTACCGTCTCCCTCAAGGGAGTACGAGTCGGGAGCAGCGTTAGGGCCGTCCTGCCACAGCGAGAAGTCCTCGTTGTGCAGCATGAGGGGAGAGTCAGAGCGGAACACAGCGTCTACACGCCCACCGCCCTGAAGCCACTCCAACTTGTTTAGCACCTGATAGCGGAAGTTTGGCGTGACAGGGACGACCATGCGGTACGTCCGCCACGTGTCGCGGCAAGCCTTGTAGAACGCCTCGTCCATCTCACCGAGCGTGTAGTTCTCACGCGGGCTGAGGATGAACGTGGAGTCTGCAACAGGCAGGTCAGACAGCGGGGCGAAGATGGCAACACCGTTGCCGTCCACCCACTGCGTCATGATTCGCTCGCGTGAACCTGCGTCAGAGTCAAGGAACCAGAGCAGGTCGCCAGCGTACTGCGCGTTGTCTCCGGTCGTGCCGACCAGCGACTTCAGCACGACGTTCGTGGAAGTTGGGCTACCAACCTTGCCGGTAATCGAACCCATCTTGCGGGATGCCCGCTCGTAGATGGTTTTAATGGCTGTAGCCAACGTAGTTTCCTTTGGCTACTTCAGCGAGTTCGACGGCTCGGTGCCGACACACTGCACCTGAATCTGGCGGGCAGCAGTCTGGTTAGCAGAAGTAACGATGCTAAACGAGTAGCAGCCAGACAGGTACGGGACAACAAATGAAGCAGCGCCAGTGCCCTGATTGATTTCGACCTTCGTGTTTGTCAGGTCGTGGACAGCACGGGCGGTAGCACCGGGGTACGGCACGACGTTGAAACTAATCTTGGAATTATCAATCGTCGGGACGTTGATGCGGACAAGCGCCCTACCACCGCAGGGAATCTGCTTCGTCTCGTCGCCACCGTTGTCGATAGTGGCAATGCCGGACAGGACGTTGTTGGTGTTTTGAACAGTCTGGAAGGCGACGGTCGAAACAGTCATTTGCGACCATCCTTTCTATAGGGCGGGCTGAACCCGCTTGGTCGTCTTTAGTTATGTTAACACCGGGAGGGGCATCGCTGCACCCTCCCGGTGTTTACATCAACTTAGTTCCACTCAGCCGCAATAACAGCAGGCACGTAGTACGTGTTGCCGTTGTACGTAATGCGGAACCCAATGCTGCCAGCGGGGAGTTCAGCAAGGCTCGTGGTGCTAATAGTGTTTGTCACACCAGAAGCGCCAGTCAGCCCAGAGAACGCAATCACCGTGGCGTCAGTATCGATGTCTGCCATGCCAGTCGCGTTCCCCTGATTCTCCACACGAATGTAGGAGAGAGAGGTAGCGCCAGCCGGGTCAGAGGCGGCACCATCGGCGTTGATAGCAGCCTTAACCGAAGTCAAGGTGCCAGCAGCCGAACCACTGTTGTTGATGTGAAGCGTAGCCTCGATAGCAGCGCCAAGGCCAGTGACAGTGCCGGTGTCTGCAAAGTTGAGCGAAGCGTGCAGGCCACGGTACGTGGAAGCAGCAACGTTCTCAACAGTAGCAAACGCCCGCAGAGCGTCACCAGACGCAGCGGCAATCTTGGCGTACAGCCGAACGTACCAAGCACGAGTGTCGCCCGTTGCGTTCTGGTTTGCGTACACCTGCCCGTAGTTACCGGCAGCGGACGCATCCAGACGGTGCGAGGACGTGCTCTTGTACACCGAGGCCGCAGAAGCATTGGTAATGCCCTTGACCTCAACAGGGATAGAAGGGGTTGTCGCCATCGTTCCGCTATTCCCTTCTGTTCCTAGTTACCCAGCGGGCGGCGGAAGCAACCAACAATCACCGTGCCCGTGGCGATGTTGATGCGAATCGTGCCGTCAGACTGGACAAAGCGACCCGCCTCGACGACCACAACGTACGGCTTGTCCGCAGTCAGGGTAATCGCAGTAGCGTTGCCCAGACCCGAGTTCTCCGACGGCGGCTCGTCACCACCGACGAAGGTGGCAGTCGCGCCACCCGAAGCGTTGTAGAACGTGAAGATGAGGTTGCCAGTGTCACCAGCCGGAGCGGTGATGGCAGCGGTGTTACCCGCCGTGACCGAAGTACCAATCGAGCCCGACGAGATATCGCCAGTGCTGGCGATGTAGTCGGTGAACGAAAGGTTAGTAACAGCAACAGCCGTGTCAGCCATTGTTACTTTCCTTTCCTACTAAGCCTGCGTCGCAGCGACAGAGGCCAGACCGTAACCACGGGTGACCTTCGCGCCGTAGACCATCAGGCCCATGTTGTAGTTGAAGAACCCGTCCGGGGCAGGCCGAGTGTCAAACTTCGCAATCTGGTTAGCGAAGGTAACAGCGTCGTCGTAGCCAGCGATGATGGTGTACGCACCACCAGCGTTCGGGACGTTGTTCGAGCGGTACACGCGCAGACCCGAAACCGTGTCCACACCCATGAAGCCATCGGCGTAGGCGGCGAGGTTCTGGTTCGTACCGAAGGACGACCGGCGGGGGTCCTTCAGCAGCGTGCCAGCGTACCAAGGCGGAACGACAGCGAAGCGGCCCTCGGAGGGGACGTTCGACTCGTCCAACTTGGCGGCAAGGTCAACAAGCAGTTCAAACGCATCGTCGTCGCCGGGGCCGGTGCCAACCGAAGTAGCAGCCGGGAGCGTGTTGTCCGGGGTCGTGGTCGACACACCAGCGGCCATGGTGGCAGCGATGTACTGGTCGACCTGATCACGGAGAAGGTAGGCGGCACGGCTCATGGCCTCAGCCATAATGCCCTTCACCGACTGCACGTCGTCAACGTCGTCCCACTTGAAGTTGAAGGTCTTGCCCTGATCAAGAACAAGCACAAGGTCAGTGGTCTGGAGCGTCTGCGACGAAATCGCCGTGTTGCGCGTGTAGTCACCGATGGACACGTCCGCAACCGTCTGGATGCGAACGCTGTCACCGATCTCCTTGATCTCGCCCTCGTACTTGCGGTTGCAGCAGTCGGCGTAGACAAGAATCTTGCGGAGCGCGACCTGAATACGGCGCGCCCACAACTGCGGAATAGCAGACTGGACGGTGCTCGGGTAGAGCGCCATTACTGGGTTCCCTTCTTAGGGCAGACCGTCACCCGCCGCGAGCGGCTTCGTACAGGGCAGTCATCAGGGCGTCCTCCTGCTCATCAGTGAGGTTAGAGAGGTACTTGTCCTGTGCTGCCTTGTCCATGGAGACGAACTGCTCTGCTGAGATTCCGCCAGTGGAAGCGGTACCAGAGGGAACGGCGGGAGCCTGAGGTCGAGACTTGCTCTGCGTTTCCTGAGCCTTCATCTCTTCCTCCATGCGCGCCTTTACCTGACTGGTAAGCCACTCACCAAAGCGGGGGTGTTCCTGAAGATTATTAAAGTCTAGGTTGCCGAGAACATTGGCAGTGTTCCCGTCAATCATGGCCTGAAGAACACGACTACCGATGCGCTGAATAGCCTCTGGCGTGTCAGCATTGTCAAGGTCTTCCTGATACTCTGCCTTTTTCTCAGGTGGAACCAAGTCAATAGCCTGACCAGCCAGTTCCTTCAACACTTGAGCCTGTGCCCATCCGAGGTTGGCTGCGACGTAGAGGGGAATTTCCTTCTTCAAGGACTCCGGGTCTTCGCCCTTCTTCAGCCGGTCGATGAGCATCTGGTGGTATGCCTGCGCTCGATCTACGGAGCCCTGCTCACGGCGCATCTCGCTCTGGATACGCTGGCGCTCGGCGTTAGCCGTGTCCAACTTGACCTTTTCGAGATATTCCTTGAGGGCTGCCGCCTTCTCCGCTGCCTCACGAACTGAGTCAAACGAAGACAGGTCGAATGCAGTTGAGGTTTCGGGCACGGCCTCCGGTTCTGTCTCAGGCACTGGCTGAACTTCTTCATTGGGCACAGGTGCTTCCGCGACCTGATCCGTAGGAAGTTCATCTTCCAGATCATCGAACAGATTGGTAGTCCGATCCGTCACTTCACGCATAACCACTGTCTGTGTTCCTCTCGGCTATCACCTGTAAACAGGTGCTTAGACCTTGTTAGTGTAAACGCCTCTTGTATAAAGAGTCAACCTACTCTTGCACAGAACTAGCAAGAAGTTGAGCCTGCTGTTTCGTGATAGAAAGCCTGCGCTTGTTGAACGGCTGGTTAAGGTCTTGAGTAAGAATCCTTTCAGCCAACTTTGGATTTTCCATAATCCACTGATTTTCGTACTGAGTGGAATAATTATTAAAAATCTTGCTAATTGGGTTGCGGTCAACCATTGACTGTGCGTACTTGTCAGCAAGAACTTTATCTACACCATTGTCGGTGTAAAACTTCATGTACTCTTTCTTAGCGGCCTGAGCCCAAGCAGCGTATGACTTCGCGTCAGAGTTGGCGTAGTTCTTGACCTGCTGCCAAGACTGCGAACGAATAGCAGTCAACTGGTCTTCTGGGCTGAGTTGTTCGTACTTACCCATAGCGGCAAGTTCACCGGGTCGCGGCAAATAGTACTGACCACCAACACCCAAGGCATACGGAACATTAGCAGCGGTAGCGCCTAGGGCAGCGCCAAGCCCCTGTTCGTTGTACTTATACATTGCCTCTGTAGCAAGTTGCTCAAGGAATAAAGGAGCGAGAAGTGCAACTGCTGCGTGTTGCGCCCTGCCAAATGCAGGTGAATCAACACGTTCACCAGAATAATCTTTGCCAGTCAACTGGCTGATTACTTCTGCTGGAATAGGTGCCATCTTAGAAAGAAGGAACCTATTAACAATGTCAAGTGTAGGAGCAGAGTAAGTTCCGGCCTCACCCTCCTCCGTCTTAACGCCTTTCATAGCGGGAATATCAACGTCGTATCCAAGACCTTGGGCGGTGCTTGAAACTGCATTGGCGGCGAGTCGCGCTGTTAGGTTTGCAATGGGGCGGTATCCAGCCCAAGGGTCATATCTTCGACCGTCGATAACCATCTGCCCAAAGTCAGAAGACCTTGGGTCTAGTTCTACATCAGCAATTCCAAGAGTCTTAGCGGCAGTAAGAAGCGCGGTGTTTCCACCAACAAAAGCAAGCATCTGCTTTGCCGCTTCTTTTTGCGCAACGCCACTTCCAAAGATTGCCTGATATGGAACCTGAAGGCGGCCAGCAAGAAGACGGGGAGCCCAAAAAATTTGCTGCCCAAGAAACTTGTTTTGGTTCAAGAGAGCGGGAAGGCTACCACGACCAGTAGCAGCATTTACAAGGCTACCAATCTGCTTTAGGTCATCAATTCCACCAGCAGAATTGCTTTGAATAAATTCATCAAGAAGTTTGTTGCCAAGATTAAAACGAGTTTCATTGACAGCAGCGGTGTATGCGCGTTCAAAAGCCCGTGAACCCGGAAGCCACCCGAGCAACTTTGAGGTTAATTCGCTGGCAAGTTGCTGTTCGCGGTTAAGATTAAGATCGCCGTATTGAATACCCATCAATTGATGAATTGCATACCTAGGGTCATTGACAATTTTTGCTTGATGCGAAAGATAACCGGCATTACTGCCGAGTGCTTTAAACTGCGCTTCCATTGCATCTTTAGCAAAACTTGGATGCGCATAAAACACTGGAGCCAACTGTCTGCCAGTCGCAGACAAGTCGTAGTTAGACTTCAGGAACATTGGGATAGAAAGGAATGCTCCAATCTTTTCCCCAAGAGATGCAGTCTGCCAAAGTTGACCAGCGGTTTTCTGCGCAGCCTGTGCTGCTGGGCCACCAACGCCGGGAGGTGGAGGAGGAGTAACAGGCGGTGTTGGAATACCGCCACCGCCAATACCACCAGCGCCTGCGCCACCGGCGGCAGCAGCAGCGGGCGGAACAACACCTCCAGCAGCAGCCTGAGCAGAACCTTGAGGGAATGCCCTAGTAGCAGTTGGCCGCGCTCCCATCGGCGGCAAACCTGCATAAACATTCTCAGCAGGCATACCAATGCCTACTTCAGTCCCTTGACCAAACCTAGTACCTAGGCCTTCAACAAGGTAGCCATACCTAGACTGCTGCCTTGCAGTTTGAGCCGCTTCCTGCGCTGCAAGTTCTGCACGAGCAGCAGCGGTAACAGCCTCGTCACCCTGCATGATTCCCATTTTGGCAATACGAGCCCAAGACATTGCGCCGCCTGCAAGGGAGCCACCAAGTGCACCAGCACCAAGGCCAACTGCGCCACGGATGTAAGGGTTTTCTACACCAGCGGCTTCAAGGCCCTGTTCTGCTACGTTGCCAGCAACACGAGCGCCAATACCCATGCCAATGTTGCGGGCAGCCATGCGGGCAGCAGCAGTAGCGGCAACACGAGTACCAGCAGCGCCAGTGGAAAGACCGCCAGTAAGAAGACCACCAAGAGAAAGAAGGATGTTGGAAGGGCGAGTAGCCTCTTCCATTGCAATGTTCTCAAGAGAACTAGCAATGCCTTCACCTTCAGCCTTGAAGCCAAGGCGTGTGGAGATAGGCTTGTCTACTTCTCCAAGAAAACTAAAGAGTTTGCTAAAGAACCCCGGCTCTTGTGCCTGCTGCTGCTGCGGCATACGCGACTGAGCAGCGTAACCGGCAAGGTTCATGGCAGACTGAGAAAACGTAGAAGGAACATCTCCGCGTTCAAACATAGACATATCAATGTCAATGTTCTCGTCAGGAGAAAAATCTTCAAGCGTCGAGAAATACTGAGTAGCATCCTGCTGACGCTGAAGAGTCCAGTCTAGCGGTTCTCCAAATGCCATTGTTATTTACCTTTTTGCCTATGAGGTCGAACTTTTGCCGCAATGGACTTTGGTTGACTCACAAACTGCTGGCCTTTTGCTTTGCCCGCCCGCTTTGCACGAGTTGTTGCTGCGTACTCAGCGGGCGTCAAAGCCTTAATAGCAGACTCGGGCAGGTAGCGTTCGCCAGTCTTAGACGATGGCTTGCCAGACTTGGTGCGCCACTTTTGTTCAGTCCAAGCCTTAAGCGAACGCTGCGGTTTTTCCATTAGTCTTTGTACCCGCCACCCTTAGCCTTGTATTGCTTGGCAAGAAGTTGCGCTTTACGCGCTGACCACTGACCAGCCTTAGTGCCTTGGGTTTCCTGACCCTTAATCTTTTCAAACAAAGACTTACGCATAGCGGGCTTTGTGTAATTGCCCGCTGCGTTTACCTTGCTTTTGGATGGCTGTTTACTTGCCACGCTTCATCATGCCGCCCTTAGACATCTTGTTGACGCCGTAAGCAGCCTTGACGCCACCATTAACCTGCGACTTGTTAGCCATCAGGTTCTTGGCCTGCATCTTGTCGGCGCGGATGTCCTTGGCCGAACCCTCCTTGACGCCAGCCATCTTGTCGAGGCGGCGGTCAGCGGCGGACTTCTCGACCTTCTTCATCGCGGCACCCATAGTCTTCGGGCGGCCAGTCATACCACCAGTAGCCATCTTCTTCATGCCGTAACCAGCCATTGTGTACTCCTATGCAAACGGTGAGGTAGGCACAGTGAAGGTGTTTTCGTTTGCCGCCGTCACCGTGCCAACGGAAGCAAAGCGGTACGTGTACGTACCAACGTCAGAGGTCGTCCAATCTACGTAGTAGTTGCCCTCCGATTCGCGGATAAGTTCGTTGTCAACGCCGTAGGTGTACGTCGTGATAGTCCCGTCGGGAACCTGCATCTCAAACGTCACCGTGGCCGGGTCGTCAAGGACACCATAGATAGTGCGGAATGAACCGTTCAAACGCACCATCGTTCCGGTCGTGTAATTAGACATCTACCAGCACCGCCGTTCCTCCAAGAGCCATGTCGTAAAGCATAGCGGTTGGGGCAAAATCTACTAGACTCAGTGTACCGCCATATAACGTGTCGTGTACTTCGACGGTAGGGGAAGTCTCGACAACCATGACGTAACCACTGACCTGAACATCGTAGATAACCACCGTACCGGGCGCTGCTGGTTCCCATACCACGACCGCTGCGCCGCCAGCAGTGGCACCGCCAGAGCCTGCGTAGACCTTGATGTGCAGAACGTCAGCAGACCCGCCAGCGGTAGCGCCACCGGAACCCACATACGAATTAACGTGCAGTACAGAGGTGGTAGCCGCCCCGCCTGCGGTCGCTCCGCCGGAACCAGTGTAGTCATAGATATGAACGAACAGCGTTTCAGCAGCACCACCCGCTGTAGCGCCACCACTTCCTGCATATGTGTAAACATGCAGAACAAAAGTTGAGGCTGCTCCACCAGCGGTAGCGCCGCCACTGCCAACGTACTCGTAAGTCCTGTTGAAAACCGTATCGGCTGCACCACCAGCGTTAGCGCCGCCAGACCCTGCGTACGTGTAAACGTGCAGGACTGATGTAGTAGCCGCTCCACCAGCAGTTGCGCCACCGCTGCCCGTGTACTCTTGGATGTTTACAAACAGAGTTTCAGCGGCACCGCCAGCAGTAGCGCCGCCTGAGCCTACATAACTAAAGACTCGCAGGTATTCGGTTGTTGCAGCGCCACCGGCAGTGGCACCGCCTGAACCGACGTACGTGTACGTACGAGAAAGAAGGGTTGTGGCTGCACCACCTGCAACAGCACCACCAGAACCAACGTATGCCTTGACGTGCAGGACAGATGTTGTGGCAGCGCCGCCAGCAGTTGCACCACCTGAACCTGTATAGGCCTTGATGTGGAGGACTGAAGTAGTAGCGGCACCACCAGCAGTACCGCCGCCGGAGCCGGTGTACGACTTGATGTGAAGGACACTGGTAGTTGCAGCACCACCAGCAGTTGCACCACCCGAGCCAGAGTACGTGAAAGTAGTAGGCCCAGACCCAAAGTAGTCCGTGCCGAAATAGGCAGAACCAAAGAGGGTCTGGGCCACTTATTTACTCCGCTACTGCGGCTATGCCATCGTGAAGTTCAGGGTAATCTTGATAGCGTCACCGTTGTTAGCGATGTTGTACGGGCCGTCCGTAAACAGTTCGGCAAACACGACCTCGGGGCCAGTGGCGCGAGTGACGTAGTAACCGTAGATATTCTGGTTCTGGGAACCAGCCGTCGATGTAAACGTCACCTGCGGGTACGCAGCGGTGGACGGGTCGGCAGCGGTAATCGTCCACGAACCAGCAGTCAGCGCCGCCGCCGAGTACCCAGTGAACGTAGCCTCGGTAAACGAAGCGTACGTCGAAGCCTCGACAGGAGTGTAGTTGTTCGAGTACAGACGCAGCGTCAGGTTCTGCGTGCTGGCATTGTTGGTCATCAGGTTCAGGAGGAACGTCTCACCGACGTTAGGGAGAACGAGAGTCATTTACTTCTTTCCTTTATTGCGAGCCGAGATTGCCTTTGCCTTTGCCTTGGCATCAGCCTTGGAGGAAGCACCCCAAGCCTGCAAGGAAAGAAGCAACCGAGTTGGCTCCCCGTTTGGCTTGCGCTCCGGCCCCGGCGCATTGCCCATGCGGGCAAGGAACGAGGCTCGGCGCGGGTTGCCGCCCGACTTTACGGGCGGCTTCAAGTTGTGGCCTTCGGCACGAGCAGAAGCACGTCCCTTCTCGTTAAGGCCGCCAGCAGGGTTCTTACCCTCCTTGCGCTGCCAAGCGGGGGAAGCCACGTTACTTCACCGTGTTCGAAGACTTAGAACCCTTAGGCTTTACCACGTTGACCACCGGCATAGAGTAGTCAGCGTAGATAGCCTTCTTCGGGCCGCAGCAACACGGGTCGCAGCCGCAGTCCTTGCAGTTCGTGTCCACTACTTCATTCCCTTCTTGCTCTTACCAGCGGAACGCATGGCAATAGCAATAGCCTGCTTCTGTGGCTTGCCATGAGCCATCTCAGTCTTGATGTTAGACGAGATGACCTTCTGGCTTGAACCCTTCTTCAGTGGCATTACGCGCTCCTCTGCGTAACAGACTCACGGACACCAGACGGACGGTACTTAGCGGCAAGTTCTTGGAAGTATTCCGTGGGAACACCCTGCGCCATAGAGGTCAGGGAACCAAGAACCTGCGTAACAAGCGGGCTGAAACCGGGGCTAGATGCGTAGACTGGAGCAGGGAGCGCCCCCTCCTGAAACGGCGTACCGGCGCGAGCACGGGCCAGTGCATCGTTCAGGAACTGCATTGACATCGTGCGGTCTTGGTCTTGCACGTTGCCCCAGCCAGCATCAAAGATTCCGCCATTAGCAAACTTTTCAGGCTTCTTAGAGCCAGCCATCAACTTCTTAAGGTCAATGCCAGCAGCCTTCATCTGCTTCTGGTTGAGCACGATAGTCTTATCGCCAATTGGAATGTTCAGTTCCGGGCCACGCTCACCAGAGATGTAGGCACCATTAGCAACTCCACCTGTGGCGTACAGGCCGAGTCGCTGTGCATCTTCAATTGTTCCGCCAAGGCCAACACTGCGAAACACATTTGGATCTATGCGTGCTTGTGGTGTAGCGCCCTGAGGTACAGTCCCCTGAAGCACGTTGTAATCAAACGCAGGACGATAATTGTACTGATTACCTTTCATAACCCATCGAGCAATTGATGGGAGGGAAGCACCAAATGCAAGAGCAGCGGAACCGGCAGCAGGAATGCCATACAGCCGTGTAAACTGCAAAAACTGGTTGTCGTCAAGATCCTTATTTCGGTTCTCAAATTCTTGTCCAGTAATTTGACCAGACTTCAGTGACGAAAAGTCTGAGTCAAATTTTTCCTTGCGCGCCTGCCATGCGCTGTTTTCTGTTACCTGCGGAGTCAATCCAAAAGCAGCAGGGGCTGCATCCTCAGCAGGGTAGTACCCACCGCTTGCAGGACTGTACATTGCAGGGTTAAATCCAGCAGCAGCAGGAGCAGCGTCGCCTTCGTCATACCCGCTAGTACGCTGATACGGGTTGGACATACCAAGACGAAGCAACTGCGCCTCAGTGTCATTGCTTGCATCGGTCATGCGCTGCGAAACAGGCCGATAAACTGGCTGCGCAACACGAGCAGCGGCCTCTGCATCAGAAGCAGTCTTAGCAGCAGTGTTACTTGCAAGAGCCTGATCACTACGCAAAATAGTATTGATGAAGTCAGCAGCCTGCTGTTCGCTGGCACCACCAGAACGAAGCATCTGGTAAACAGCAATAGGATTAAACTCACTGCTGTTGTTTACACCGCCGTCTTCGTAACGAGGAACAATCCCGCCTTCAGCCGCAGCAGGAACGCCACCACTCCCACCCTGAGGGCCGGGGAGAGAGGCAATTTGGTTAGCAATTGCTTGATTAAGTTGTGCGTTTACATCAGCAGAAGAAGCGCCAGACTGAAGTTGCGAAGCAAGATTGCTCGTGTAAGCACCGGGGGACATTGCCCCACTGCTTGAACCAAGACCAGCAATAGCAGCAAGACCTTCACGCTTCTGACGATTAACATCAGCCATCGTCATGGTTTGCTGTGGCATAGCAAACTTGCTTACATCAATAGGTGCAATGACAGGTGCCTGCACCATAGTTGGCGTATATGACGTAAAAGTGTACGGCCTATCTGGTCGAGCCATAACGTCTTGTCGCGTACGCAACTGACTCTCAAGAGGTGCCATAGACTGAGCAGTGCGAAGGTCTTCACCCTTACCAATGGCAGTATTGGGAGCACCCCAACCAGCATTGGCAAGAGTTAGAGCAGCCAACTTGCCGTAGTCACCGGGAGCCTTGGCAGCCTCGGCAATGTCACGGGCAAGAGCCTGCATGTCTTGCTGCTTTTGACGAGCAGCAGCCTCATTCAACTGGTCAACAGTAAGACCAGTAGTAATATTAAACTGTTGCGCAGCATTTGCAGCAGCAGTATTTGCCATGTCAGTGTCATACTGACTCTTGGCACGAAGATTATCTTGAGTAATACCAAGTTCTATAATGCGATTTTGAGACTGAGCAACTGCATTGCTCTGGTCAAAAACAATCTGACTGCCGCGATTTGCAAGGTCTTGATTGCCAGTCTGAAGACCGATTAGTTGAGCGCCCTGACCAAACTTGCGTGCAGCCTCAGCAGCAATCTGCTTGTCCCGTTCAAGTTGCTGTTGAACGGGAATGTTTGCAGCCTGAGCGCGAGCAAGTTCAGCCGAGGCTAGGTAATTTTCAGCCTGAGCAGCAGAAACATAAGCAGGAGTGCCGCCAGTGCCGCCAGTGACACGAGCGGGGGCTACCCCTTTAAAAGTGCCTTCCATAATTCCTTGAACAATGGCGGATTCAGGAATCCGTTCACCACTCGGAGCAATCCATACAGCAGTGCCAGCCTCTCCACCTCCGTAAGAAAGACCAAGGTTCTTTAGAAAATTGATACGATCTTCATTAGTTCCAGTTGAGTAAAACTGCCTTGGATTAAATGGCGCTGGTGTTTCAGTAGTAGCGGGCTGCTGCTCATTGTTACTCTTAAATGAGGACAGAATATTCCCAAACCAATCACCGGGAGGAGTGGCCTGTCCTTCTTCTGGAATCCAAACCTGCTGACCATCAATGTATTGCCAAGGCATTAGATTCCGCCAATCGCAGGAGGCTGCATCAGTTTTTGGACGAGAGCAGAGTCTTGTACATCACGAAGATACTGGTCTACATAATCCTCGTAAATACGCGGACTCTGGTACTTAAGAACGTCAAGCGCACCGGACGCTGCGTCCATCTGGAACCTAAGGATACGCTGTCCCTTAGTCATCTGTTTGTCTCCAAATGCCATACCCTCTGGCGACAAAGAAGATTCAATAAGTTCACGCGACAGTTCCATGCAGCGTTCAAACGCTTGTTCGCGGATTTCATTCCAGAGTTCGATGTTATTACTGGTAGGCATTAGGCCTGTACTCCAGCGGGAACTGAAAGCCCTTCACCGCCAACTCTCCCGCCAACCTGACCTTCTAGCGTTTCAGCCATACCGATACCGGGGCGGCGAATGCCTGCCTGATATGCAAGGTTAGGCTGGTAACCTTCCGGTTCAACTCCGCCTTCTGCAATGTTTGTAGAGCCGCCCTGAGTAGCGGGCGGGAGAGCGGCTTGCTGCTGCATCATCTGGTTCTGCTGCGCCTGATTTCGTGCAGCAGCCAAAGCGTAGTTAGGAGATGTGTTCAGCAGTTCGTAGTGAATAGCACCACGAACGCCGTCAGCAACCTGAAGTACAAGGGACTGCTGGAAAATCTGTGGGTTGGCTCCAGCGGGAACCTTGCCGTACACAACGTAGTCCATGACCATCTGCACGTAGCGGTCAATGACTGCCTGCCGTGCATCCGGGGTACGCATGTACTCGGTATAGAACACGTCATCGTCGATAGCGCCCTGTTGCCAGAGCGTCATGCCGACCTGAATGCGGACAGTCCGCTCTTCAGGTGTGTCGAGTTCCTGCGTAACAAAGATAGAGTCGGTGAAGTTCTTGGGGTCAAACTCAATTACGCCACGGATAGAACGCTTGTTCTTGCGGAAGCCCGGTGCCGACGTGAAGTAAATTGGCATGTCGAGTTCACGCAGCCACGAGTGGCACATCTTGAGGATGGTCTGCACTGCTCGGGCGTGGTTATCGACGGGCTGACGCAGCGTTTCCTGAGCCTGCTGGATGAGCGTCTGTGCCGTCCATGCAGCACCAGAAGAACCAGAAGCACCAGTGGTAATTGGAGACGGCATAGCCTCAGCCAACTGCGCAAGGTAAACACGCAGCAGTTCGCCATGTTCACGCACGCCCTGAATTGTCAACTGGCGCAACGTACCGGGGTAAGCAGCAGCCTCGTTGGGGTTTAGGCCGGGAACCTGACCTGACTCAACAATCTTTGGCTCGCCGTCTTCGCCGCGCAGAATCGACCCGTCCTTGAGTTCAACAACCCAACGAGGAATAAGGTCGAACGCAGCAGCATTAGAGAGCAAAGTCTGCAACTGGTTGATGAGCGGCGTGTAGGCAAAAATCTTGTCAAGCGGAGTTGAGTACGCCTGACGCGGAACATCGATGTCAGTGCGGAAGAACGGCACTTCAACCAGCGGACAAGCAGGAATGCCCTCAATTTTGCAGCCGTGCTCACCACGGAATACTTCAAGTGCAGACTCAACAGAGCCACGCGGGGCAACATAGATGCGTTGCTCCATGCGGTCAAAGTAACGAACAATTGTTACGACATCGGGGCGCTTCCAGTCAGACTGGGCAGGGCCACCGTGGGAAATTCCGCCAATGATGCGGCCATTCTTATCAACAAAGATGCCGTACTTCTCGATGTCTTCGTCGTCTACGCCAGCGGTCTTAGCCGCTGCCATAGCAATCTCAGAGCCTTCACCAATAGAATCGCCGGGGACTTCCTCGACAATGTAGCCCCACTTCACACCGTCGGAGTCCTTTTCGACATCGCACATGTCACGAGGGAAAGCGCGGAGTGTAAACAGTGAACGTCCAGCAAGTGCCTTCTTTTCAGAATCTTCACGACGACGAGCAGCCCAGACATCACCGGGCTCCGCATACACCATCTTGCCGTACTTGTTAGCAACCTTCGTAAGCGTAGCCTTGCCTTGCTTTTGAAGGTCGGCGATTTCGTCGTCTGTCATGTCATCATAGAAGATGCGGTCTGGCATACCAAAGTCTGCGTCGCGCGGCATGATGAGGTAGTAAGCAACGCCGCCAAGGGACATGCCCCAGCCGCACTTCCACTGCTGCTCACGCCCACCCATCGTTTCCCACAGAGCAGAGTCAACGCGCTCTTGCTCACCAGCCTGCTTGTCAATCGTGACAGAGATGTTCGACCGCTTAGAGATAGGAACAACTTCGATGTCAGGAAGGTTGGAAGAAATGCGGGAAGCAAAGTGCTGTGACGCAGCAGCAGGAGCATCAATCATCGTCCGCAACCCAAGGTTCGTAGTGTTGAACGGCGCTGGGATATTGGTGCCGGTGTATGCAGAATCAGCGGGCTGGTTGTCGCGGGAGACAAGGATGCGACGAATACGCATCATAAAACGAACGTCTGACGTAGCCTCGTACAAACGCTGAATGCGCTGCAAGACTACGCTTGTGGACGGAGATTCTTCAGCCATTTATTCCGCCTTGGCGTTGCGACAAAGTTAGAGTTCCACCGAGAGACTTGGCGTTCCGGTACCCGCCACTTTCGGGAGAACGCTAGAACCGAGGGCGGATACTCCCTCGGTGGAACTCTTGTCAGTTACCATAACATCTTTGGTGTCAATAGGTACAGTGTCTTGAACAATCTTTGATATTGTCTCGATGATGGCCT